TAGGTCATCACTCGTCGGCCGAAGGCGTCTTGAGTCATGTCAAAACCACCACCAGCACCGAGTTGCCGGACGGCGGCCGCAAATCGTCTTCGGAGATCCCGGTTCATGTAAATGACTACTTGGTCACCGTCAGGGTTGCCCATTTCGTCCAACATTTGGTCGGTAAGTCGAATAAGAGTGTTTGCGTTAGCAGTCGAAAGACCAGCGTTAGAAACATCAACGCCACCACCGTTAATCTTACAAGCCGAGTTGGTTCCCCAAGTGGTTGTATCGTCCAGTCGTTGTCGGATACCCACCCAAGCGTCAGCGTTACCGGTGACGTGGTTGTTGTTGAAGAACTTGTCGGTCATGTCGTAAGACCACGATCGAAGCATCATGTCCGATTGAACCGAAGCAGGGTTGCCCACCGCGTTTTGATCCATGAGAATCAATCGGTCAATGTCAATGAGGTTTGACAAGATGTACGCTTGCTCTTGGAACGGAGCGGCGGTTCCGCTTGCTACTACGGAGTCAGCGTTGAGCTTTCTCCAGTTAGCTGCTGGAAGGCCACCAACGATCCGTGCGCCATTAGCTTTGAGAGTGCCTTTCGTAGCGAAAGGAATGTCATTGAGAACACTAGACACGTCAAGCAGCGAGTAGACGATTTTTTGAATCAGAGGCTCGTTGCTCTGAAACGCATACTGCTGGAGTGTTAGTGATGCTGAGGAAATACCTGTAGGCATAGTTTTATTGTTTCTCCATTAAGTCGTCTCCACGCAAGTTGACCCGCCGTGGGAGCGGGGATGACGAGTCTGTCCTAAGACATTTTATTTCGGCTGAACTCCAGACATTGGAGTTCCCCCTACTGGAGTGACGGATGTAGTACCCGGTAACGATTCCCGAATAACATCTCCCCACCCAATTTTGCCCCATTCCGAAGGTGCAGGGACTTTTGGCGGCTCGTATGGCGTTTGAATAACGCCGGGAGCCATTCCACCAGTTGGAGTTCCAGCACGGTTGACTTCAACAGGTGTGGTTGGCAAAAGTGCTTTGGCATCTTGCAAAAGCGACAACCGCTCGGCATAAGTTTGACCGGACGAACTTAATCGTTCTAGCCGCCCTCTATGCTCCTCGGGAACACTTGCTAGTTCGTTTGCATACTGATTCTGCAAGTGCTGACGGTACTTTTCCGTTTCCGCTTGCAAAGGAGTAAGCTCCTGAACTTTTTTAAGCGCGTCTTCTCGCTCGGCGCGAAGTCTTTCGATCTCGCTCATCTTCTCGCGCTCCAATGCAGTTGCTTTATCTGCTTCTGCTTGGGCTTGCGCTTGAAACGCTTGGGCTTGCGCTTGAGCTTCTTTGAGTTGAGCTTCTAAGTTTTTAGCGTGATCCCGAATCTCTTTAATTGGGAGTGACTCTTCAATCTCACTCATCGCCGGCCTCTGCTTCTGCATTTGCAAGGTCTACAAGAGTGACCCCCGGAGCAATCCCCGGTGCATTGTCAAGAACCGCTTCTTGTTTCTTTCCCTTTTTCTTTTCGACAACGCGAAGGTACACGTTGCAATGGGTTTCTTCGTCCCATTCCAACCATTTCACCTTAACGCCACCGAGTTCAGTTGAAACGAGATGATCTTCATACGGATTACCCTCATACGGTTGACCGTAGAAAACAGGTGCGTCCTCGGGGCCGTCAAACGTGTTGGTAATCGGATCGTAGTTGCAAACGAATCCTCTTCGTTTTGCTGCTACCCAATCGTATGCTTTTTCTTCCGCAACTTGCAATGCCGCGTTTTCAGCGTCTTCAATGATTTGTGCTTTTGTTTTATTAGCCATGATTTTTCTCTGCATTTAGCCACCGCAGGAGGTGGCTTGACCGTTTGGTCAAATTGTTATCCTTCTGTTGGCAAAATAGGGATTTCGGTAAAACCTTCGTAGCCTTCTTCCTTCTTTTGCTCTTCGTCTTCTTTCTCTTCGACTTCCATGATTTGTGCTACGTTAGCCCCAATAGCCTTGAGAGCGAATTCTTTTTGGATTTCTTCTATCAATACGTCAACGTCAATAACAGAATCCTTAGCTGCAACATACCTGATTGCGCGGTCAATGGTGGTAAGGTTGTTTTGTACTAGATACACTTGACGCTCGGCAGCTTCCATCAATTCTGCTTCGGCAAGCGAGAAGTAAGCGGGCCACACGGCTTGAACGTCTTCGACCTCATCCCATCCTTCGACCCCGGCGTTTCGCATCCCCTTGCCCATGCGCTCAAAGAACACGCACAACCCGTCTTCACCGTAGCATTGACGCTTCTCCTCCGTTCGATCAATAAGAGGAGCGTAAAGCTGGTGCATGACCGCCGCCGTCATATATCCTTTGTTGGTAACTTCGGCGTAGTCAAGATCCACACACCCGGTCGCGTCGTAAAGTTGACTCATCAACTCCTCGGCGTACCGATTGAGATAAATTCGGAAATCCGGGTCTTGCTCAAACTGCCAAATCTTACCTTGATTGCTTGAGCCATCCTTGGTTTCGAGTACATCAACCTCGGTGGGGCCGGCAGACGTATTGGCTTCGTTCTCCGGAGCGGCAAGGTCAATAAACGCCTTGTTGGGGTTAACGATTTGCTGGTTTGACTTATGTTCCAGATCGCGGGTGAAGTTGATTAAGACAACAATGTTGTAGAACCGCCAAAGATCGCCAAGACCGTATTGAGTGCCGTCCTCCCGGTTCTTGATGTACCAAAACGGAATAATCTTGAACGGATTCTTTTCGGTGTACTCAATCTCCCAATGCTCAAACCCGTCAACCTTTTTAGCCGTTGTATACGGATCCGAAATCTGATGCTGGCTTAGTTGCGCTACCGGAACGGGTTTGTATACAACGTGCGTATTATCCGTCCAGTCCTCCCTGCACCACTCGTAATGGCCTTTGACGTGGTTCCAGACGGGTACTTGGGTTCTGACCATCAGTAGACGGTCGGTATACATAGAGTCCCAATAAAAACGTGTTTGCTCGGCAGGATCCAGAACGTCAATTTTGACCCCGCCTTCTTCTTTGTCGTACCACCATTTGAGCGCAACCCCGCCGGACAACGCACCAATTCGACCAATGACTAACGACCGTCTGGTCATGTCGTTGTTTGTCCAAGTATCAGTTACCGTTTCCGTTCCAGAATTTGTCTCGCACCGAAACGTTAGCGGGCGGGCAAAGAGGAACTGAACCCCCTTTTCAACAATGTGATTAACAAACGGTAAGCAGCGCGGGAACGGGCCTCTATCCTCAATCTTCCAGTCCCTCGTCATCTGAGAGTATTGAGCATACGGAAAGAGGTCGTGATATGCCCTTGCAGCGCGGGAGATGTTACGAATCAATTCGTAGCCCGGTGGGTTATGCGGAGTCCCTAATAATAAATCTGGATTGGTGTGCATATCAAATGTACGTTCTTTGTTTGGTTGGCAACCGTAGCTGCTTCTTAAACTTCAATGCTATGTCGGAAAACGCCCCGCTTGAAGCGTCTACCATGTCGTCGTTCTTCCCGTTTGGAAACGTCCTATGCTCTTCAACGTAGTCCCGATTCCATGCCCCTTTTACTATTGTAACATTCCCGGCGTTTACTTGCGAGGCAAAAGTATCGGCCCTTGTTGTCTTGCTTCCTGTTTCCCTTACCTTGGTTACCTTGTAGCCGGAAAACATTCGGATGAATCCCAACGCTTGGTCTTTGCCCGCGCTTCCCGGATCTTCCGGAACAATGATTTTGACTTTTGTTCCATCCCGTTTGGCGGTAAGAAGCATCTTCTTGTTTCGCTCGTCCGTTCCCTCTTGGAAGCGTACACAATCTAAGACGTAATATCTTCCTTCCGCGTCTCTGCCAATTTTGACCCCGGCGGTGTAGTCACCTTTGCCGACGGACGCTGCAATGTCCCATTTCCTGACCTCGTACACCATTGGCGGTAACTCGGCCTCGGATATAAACTTAAACTGGTTAATCTGAAACAACGAGCCGCCCCGAGCGGTCGGAGATCCTTGGAACAAACTCTGAAAGTTGTAGTCCCCCATTTCGGCTCGTTGAGCCTCTAAAAAGTCTACTGGTTTCTGCTCCGGCCATAACGCCTCACCCGGCAATCTGCCTAGAACGTCATCCTCTGTTGCGATTGCAGGAAGGTTAATGTGCGTCCAACTAGGATCCCCTTCTGCTTTGATTCGACCGATAAGATCGTCTTCATGCCACCTTGTAGCAATGACAAAGACGCGGGTTTGAGGCCAGAACCGTTGGACAATACTTCCCGTCCACCAATCCCAAATAATGTTTCTGATTGCTTCGCTTTCTGCCTGTTCCCTAGAATTGATAGGGTCGTCGCAAACCAGCAAGCTAATGGGGTTAATCCCCGTTGGCGCGTTCCCTACACCGCGAGCCACTAGCCTTGCGCCGTTCTTCAAGTGCCAATCCGACATGGCATTGGAACTTTTGTCAAGAACGCCTAGGTCGTCGGCTAGATTTCTTGTTGGACGGGACAAGTTCTTCTCGGCAAACTCTTGGTTGTACCCGGTGAAAACAATGGCGTCATTGGGATTCCTCAGCCCCCAATAGATCGGTAACCTAACAGTCACCGTATCGGTTTTGGCGTGGCCGGGTGGCATGGATAACGTCACCCGGCGAAGATCGCCGCTGACCACTTGGTCAATGATTTTGCAAATGTAGTCTATGTGTCTAGCGGGGCCGTAGTACGCTGGAATGGTTGTCTTGTACCACTCACTAAACGTCGGATTCGCTCTCAGAAGTCTGTCCAGCTCTTCTCTTTCTTGCTTGGTCAAGTATGGCAGACATTCTAGCAAGTCTTTCTTCATCTGTAAAGGATTCGATCGCTTTGCCATCTGTTGTTAAGTCTACTTGAGATTTTTCGCCGTAGATCTTTGGCAACACTTTACACGCCACCCATTTCCTTGTATCTACCCGCAATCTGGCTCGTTGGATATTCTCGTTGTCTACTACCCGCTTGCCGTTAATTTCCTTGTAGTCTTCCGAGGAATCGTCGGCAATGCTCATAATCTCGTCAACGTACTTTTCGGCTTGGATCTCCCTTGCCCGTTTGTATAACTCGGCAAACGGATGTTCTTTGTTGAACGCCCACCGGTAAATGGTATCCGCGCTTGGCATATCCTTATCCTTGCAGATACTAAGTACCGACTCACCCATGATCATTCGGGTGCAGATCGTTTGCGCTAATTTGTCAGAATAAACAGGCATACAATTACTAGACGTCTCAGAGACGAATTTCGGCAACGATTTTGTCGGCAATCTCGCCTTGGCCGCCTAGTATAAGAAGATGTTTGATTGCTTTGACATACTTAACAATGTCAGGAATCAGGGCATCGTCTATCCTAAACACCATGATGCCCATGTTTGGAAACAATGGGCCTCCAACCTTGATACCGAACCGAAAATTAGCTTTCTTGTTCATACCAAGTTACCGAAACCAGCGGCTGCAACCGCCCCGGTTACCGCGCCCATGAAATACCGCTTGATGGCAAGTTTCCAGTCGAACTTGTCGAACGCCGACTGCTTCCACTTATCCAAATCTACCATTACCGCCGAAATGAAACCGGAAACCGCTCCGGCAATGATCTTCTTTACTAATTCGTTCATTTGTTTCTCCTATTGTATCAGTCTGGAATCAATCCTCAAACTTTTCTTGTACTGTACCTGCTCTTCTGACATCTTTAGTTCCAGAATTGCGCCACCCGACATCTGAGGTGCTAAATTCCAGCCCATGGCGTAACTTGGAGCGGCCTCACCCTCTCCGTAGGTCGAAAGGTAGCTCCCGGTCATAACACAAATGACTTTTTTGGTTTTGTGAGTGTTGGTACGGTTATCGTACACCACCTTTGTCGCACCCGGATCCGAGATTCGATTGTGTTTGTGACCAATCCAAATGGCGTCAACATCACCCTGCCAAATCATCATCCGCTGGAAATCTATCATCCCTTTGGTCATAGGGGCCGCCCCTCCCGCCCCGTGGTGACGGTAGATGAGGTAATTGCTCCTCTTGGTATCCCGAATCAGCCTGATATTCCAGTACCCGCACCATCCACCGTTCTCTATCTTGACGTTTGGCAACTGATTGAGCCGGTAAAGCAGGATAGATAGCACGTCAACGTGGTGACGCTTGTAGACGTGGGCTTCGTGGTTTCCTATGCCAATGAATTTAATCTTGTGGGCATACGGTTTAATGAATTCGTAGGCAATCTCTATCGCCGCGTCAATGGGTTTGACCCCCTGCTGAATCATTGCCCTATCTAGCGCGTCTAAGTCGAACCGCTTGAGATCTGACGGCAATACGAGGTCAAACACGTCACCGTTGATGCCAATGGTGCAGTCATTCTCTACCATGTACTCAAAGTCGGCCTTGAGTGCTTTTTTGATAAGCGACGAACTCCCAAAATGGAGATCCGACATCAATCCTATCCGCACCCGATCACTTAGCGAATCGGTATGGAATTCGGATACAAAGTGTTTCAAGTTATCCCCTTCGGCGGTCTTCTAGCAAAATGTCTACCTTGGCAGACAGATCGGATATTTGTTGGGGAACCTGCCTTAGCGCGTCCCTATCAATCTCTAGTTGGTTGATCTTCTGGTGCAGTTTGCCCATGTGGAACACCCCGCCTACCATCGGAACCAGCCAACCCCACACGGAGTTGATAAGATTACTGAAAAACTGAAACAGCTCAAAGCTGCTTGCTGGACTTTGGTCGGGAGGCGTAGGCATAGGGCATCAATAAAAGGTTA